TGGATTTGTTTGATGATGGATTATATTTTGATTTAGTAGATTCGCCCTGGTAGTTTTTATTCATCCATTGATTAATGTCTTTTGCTGTTGATACTCCAGATCGAATCATGTCGCCCAGTACCCCGCCGACTTCTGCGGCCGGGTCTATGACTCCCGTTTTTGATTTATTGAGCGCTGTCAGCGACTCAATATTTTTAATTTCCGCACGTATTCGCATTCCTGCCAGTGCGGTTGACCCCATGGGGGGAACTTGTCCCATTGCTCCCCCAGGTGTCGATGCACCTGGTCCCCCCATTGCCGAGAGGATCGGGTTTAACCCTGCAGCCCTCAGGTCTGCCACCTCTCTTTGATGTGCTGTTGACGACATTTGTCGTTGAAATCGCATTTGCGATTTTGCCTGTCTCGCGGATGCTTTTGCGGAGAACAAGTCTCCGGCCAGTCCCCCGGTGATACCACCGAGGGCTGTACCCGCGAACTTTTCCAGTGATTTAAGAAATCCCATTAGAAGTGATCGATCATGCCCGGTACGCCGTATAACGGCATTGGCCTGGCACACCTTAGGTTGAAATGCACATCCAGCAGGAAGTGCGGTTCTGTATCGACCGCTATTATGCGGTCTATTGGTGGATCATCCTGTATGAATTGATCTGATAGTGTTGGTAGTGTCAGGAAATTCTGGCTTAAATGCCACGCATCCAATGTCTGCGGATCGTTTGATCTGAATTTTCCTGTTATCTGTGATGGCTTGTATCGGTACTCAGCGTACCTTTCCTGGAACCCGAATGTTTCCTCGTCTTCCACCGGATTGTTTTCGCCCTGGGAGAATATCTCCTTATTCAATACGGCTTGCTCGCCGATATGTGACAGTGCAGGCCAGTAGAAATCGAATCTCGTTTTTCTCGAGTACATACGATTCAGGCCCTGCTGGTAGGTTAGATCTGCCCTTACGGAAATTATTCCGATTAAAGTGCAGTGCTCAGTGAAGGATTTTGTGAAACCGTGATTACTTACTACCCCGGTTCCTACCCCGGCCAGATTTGCCTGTGGTGATGCGTCAGGACCCGATTGGTCGGTTTCTGATGTTTGTGCCACTGGTTGTATGTTTATTGGCGAAGACCCGCCTCCGAGGTACTCAGGGCGCGTAGCGCGTAAGTCGGGTGATGAGACGCCAAAATGTGCTTTGGTAATTTCAATCAGGCGGGTTCCGCCACGAGCATCACGTTCCAGCAGTCGCTGAACCTGAAATGATTGCCTTAGCTCGTTAATTGTTGCCGCTGTTGCTGTTGTCAGGTCTGCGTATAACGCGCCTTCCGGTTCGACCACCTGATTCGACATTAGTAAAGTCGGGGTCGATGTTGACATATTTGCCAATACGTCTCCCTGTGCTGTTGATACTACGCCCAGTTCCGCGCCATTATTGGCGTCGGATGTTACTGGTGCTGATGTCCCCAGTGGCAGGAGAACTGATTCTCCTTTTTGCGGGAATGGCAGTGATGATGTGAAGTAGTCATGGCGCTTACCGCGCCTCAATACGCTATAGTGCGTATTCAGGTCCCCGGAGTCGCCCTTATTTTCCACTACTGAATCCTGAAGATTCTGGTCCCTATACCATTCGTTATAGATCAGGTTATATGCCCGCATCCACATTGATGAATATTCGACGTTCCCGACCAATGTCGGGATACCCATGTAATCGAAGATCGTCTCATTTGAATGGCCTGATCCTCCTGCCGTCGTCATTGTTGGTATTGTAAAATCTGTGCTATCGCCCGGATTTGTCTGCTCACCCATGAATTTAGCCCAGTTGTCCCAAATCAATCGATTTGGTACTGAGAAGAACTGGGTTTCTATGAACATATTGTCCATTGCAGGGAATATTGGTGTTGCCAGCCTTGCCAGTGCTGTTGTTTTTAATGTAAAGGTATCCCCGGGTAATGCTTCATCGCAGAAGAATGGTATTAACAACCCTGCGTTGAAGGTTGTTTTATATCCACTTGATCTATCAAATGATGAACGTGGTATTTCTGCTTTTGGTACCTGGCTGAACTGATGGACCATTACTGATTTACGGGATGATGCTTTTTGATGTCTCATTATTTAACCTCTTTTATATCGCCTACCGGTGGGTCGGTGAATAATTGCTGTTTTTCTTCGTTATACTCTGCCAGGTCCATTGGTGTTTCGAAGGTTTTGAATTCTAACCCATTTCCTAAAGAGATAGGATTATTTGTGAGAAATTTCGCTTTATCATCGTTCCATGAACCGATGTTGAATAGTGTATAGTCTTCCGGATGTTTGCCGAACATATGTGTTTTATCGTTAATGCAATCCGAGAACACTCTGATTGCCATTCCGTCTTCATGAAGGAAGAACGGGGTCAGGTAAGCTTTAGCTTTGCTGTCGAATACTGTGAATATATGATGTTTCATTTTGAGTTCCTGTTTAATTGATTTAACTTCTTGTTTGATTTTCTACCTGTGCTTTTTTGCATACTTCGCGGACCTTCAGCCGCTTTAGTGTACTGTCTCTTATGTGGAGTTGGGCGAATTCCTGCCGTTCACTTTTAATCCGTTCGAATAACGAAGGATCTTCTTTTTCGAGTTGAATATCGTAGTACTTTGGGGTGGGAACATGGTGGTAGCTATTGCTTGAAAGTACAATAACGTCATCCGATGGAAATACGTCCCCCTTGTATTTGTCCCACCACTTTTTTCCGATGCCAGGTTGATTGGACATCGTTGCGTACTCTTGTTGAACTGGGTAAATTTCGCCGGTAGTCTCGCATACCTTTTTGTAATGCTCATCTTTTTTATCTCCGTTAATTTTCTTGGTTATGTATCGCGCCACGTATCCGGCGCTCTTTAATGTTAAGTCCATTGTTGTTACGAATCCCTTGCCCCATATTTCTGATAGTTTTTCTGATGTGTATACGTTTCCGTTTGATTTTTCCTCGAATATCTCGAGGTCATCGAATTGATGATTGAATATACATGCGTGGTAATGGGGGCGGCCGAGCCGCGATTCCAGTTGTGGTTTTCCTTTATCCTCGTCGAATTCTCCGTATTCTCCGCAGTGGTAGAACCTTATTTTATGTGGTTGTGTTTTCTTCCTCAGCTTTTTCATAAATAGCTGGAAGTCTCTTTTTATTAGTGTTCCTCCCGGTGGGAGGTTTTGGTCGTCGTAAGTTAGCGTTATCACGCAGTTTTCCTCATGCATCTGTGCCTCATGCATGATTCTGACCGACCATTGTCTGGAATAGTCTAGTCTGCAGCCGATACAGCGGCCGCATTTTATCCAGACTGAGTGTGTAGCGTCACCAGTCGGTGACTTGTGGAATATTAATTGACCCCCGCCTACGGCTTGCTTTGCCTTAATCGGGTGGTAGCAGGTTATCTTGTTTTCCTATATAACCGCTGAGAAAGTATTCGCTTTGCAGCCGCCGGATTTTTTTTCATCCAGGCGGGTATTTTAAGCTTTTTCCTTTTTCTCATATTCTGTATCCGCCACGCATAACCTTTCCATTGGACAGGTTCTTCTTATGTGTGCGGGATGCTGTTTTTGAGAACAGCTTTTTTGATCTCTTTTTTGAGATTTTGTTTCGGAATGCCATATCTGTTTTCCTTAGTTTTATCGTAAGTTATTGATCTTACTCTTTTTGAGTGACGGTGTCACTCAGTACATATACGTCTAGTGGAGATATGTACTTTTTCACCCCAAATGCCTGCGTGTTTGTGGGTGTATTTCCTCTTTTTTGTGTAATTAATTATTGGTTTTTTGAGGAGGTTTTTTATGCTATTTAAATGGAATTTAAGTTGCATTATTTTGTTTCCGATTCCGCTGTTTTTGCATCAGCTTCGCTGATTATCGCTGCGCTCTTTTCTGCAGGGATGATTGGTTCTGGCTCTGTTGTCGTTTTATCGTTTTTTGTAGCCAGTCCCAGTTCCTGCATTTCTTTTATATTGTTTTTATCTTGTACGAAGTCCAAGAATTTTGCGGGATCGTTTTCGAACTTTGTTCGTATTGATGAGGGCAGTTCTTCGAACATTGTTTGCCCTTTAGCGACTATCGCCATACTGGCTGTGAAATCGTCGCTTGTTGCGTAGCCATAGCTGGCTTCGTGTTTATTGACGTGATCCATAGCTCCCGTCTTTTGATATTTTTTCATTATGTTATTAATGTCGCACTCCTTTGTGAAGGATTGCTTTGTTAGTGATTTGTCGGTGAATACTATTCCGACTGATATTTTTTGGCCGTAGGCTGAATGTATCATTTTGGTTCCTTTGCAAGGTTAATCCTGATGGATTTGTTTGATGATGGATTATATTTTGATTTAGTAGATTCGCCCTGGTAGTTTTTATTCATCCATTGATTAATGTCTTTTGCTGTTGATACTCCAGATCGAATCATGTCGCCCAGTACCCCGCCGACTTCTGCGGCCGGGT